TGCGGCTTTGCGGCGGTGGAGAATCGCATTTGAACTGTTCTCCGGCGACGTGAGGAAGGCGACTCTCTCGCTACACTCGCTGATTCTTCTCTTGCAGAGAATCGAGCAGGAGATGATCTACATGCGAAACATGACGCAGAACGCCGTCCAAAATTTGGATTCCAGAGTTGAAGTTCCGCAGCCCCCGCTAGGCCGTGCAGGACAGATGCCTCCACCCTTCCCAACTCCGCAGTGGGCGCAGGCTCCTGACGCCACGCTTGACGACACTGACAGGGGTTTGCTGGAGCAGACCGCAGAAGAATTGAAAGACGCGCAGATTCGGGAAGAACTCACGGCTAGAGGGATTAACGTCTCGGACTACGACGCAGGAGAACTTCCGGCAGTGGTGGAGGAAGTGTAGTGGCAAAGAATCCTAGAACCCGCGCCATCGTCCGCAAGTCGATCATGGACGATCCTCGACACCTAATGCGGTGGCTGAAGTCTCAGGCCGTAGGAGGCTCGCCCGAGGAAGCGGCCAAGGCCGTGGCTAAAGCCGAAGGGGTAACTGTACAGACTGCCAAGCAAAGCATTCAGGCAGTAGAGGCGTATCGTGCCACCTTCGACAAAGACCGCTTCGACCTCGCTACGCGGAAGTATTTAATGTCGATGATGCAGAAGTCGGAAGAGTACTTGGGCGACCTGATGGGGGCAACGGAATTGGTGGAAATGCCCAACGCCAAAACCGGCAAGAAGGAAGTCGTGGTGATGCCAGATAAGACTACGAGGTTGGAGGCCCAAAGGGTATTCAAGGACATTCTGGTAGGGATGCAGCCCAAGACCCCGCAGGTCGAAGTCAACGTCGCCCAGACTAACCAGACGGCCAACCTTGGATCAGCCGAGACCATGGAAGAGAGGCTGGAACGGTTACGCCATAAAGCGCAAGAAGCCAACTTGCTTCCCGCTGAAGTCATCGCGGTTCCCGACAGAATCGACAAGGACATGGAACCTCTGGAGTATGGCGAGGACGAAGAAGAATCGGACGAAGAGTAGTCAAGCATGGCAATCAATCGGGCCAACAGGTACTTACAGGAAATCATCGACATTCTGGATTTGCATCGGACGAAGTACAAAACCGATGCCGAGGCCCGCTCCCGTCTTACCTCTGGTGATAATGAATGGATTGACGGAGAAATACTGCACTGCATTACCGATGCGCGATATTTCTTGTCGAACTATTATGCGATCCGTACTGAGAGCGAAGGATTTCAAGGCTTGTACCCGATGTTTGACAGCCAAGAAATTCTGTTCGAGGAACTGAGAAAACTCGAAAAGAAACACGGCAAGGTTCGGGCGATGGTGGATAAAGCCCGAAGAATGGGCTACACCACGTACATGGTCGGGGAGATGCTCCATAAGACCATCTTCTGGAAGCACACCGATTCGATCATCGTCAGCCAAGATGAAAAGGGTGCTAAATACAACATGGGAATGTACGAGTCGGCCTTCTCGTTTCTTCCTTGGTGGATGGCTCCCCGAGTAAATCTTCACCAGACTGGAGCACTCTACAACTTCGATGAGCCGGATGAGAATCTACGGGTCTCAAGGCCGGGACTGAAAAGTTGGGTCTATGCCGACAATGCTAACCGTCCTTCAGGAGTCGGCAGAGGACAGGGATACCGCAGAGCACTTTTAGACGAATTGGCCTTCTGGAAAAATGCCTCTCAACTTTCCAAAGCACTCCTGAGAACCTTTAACGCCAGTGACGGCTTCTATGTCATGGGATCAACCGGCAACGGCAGAAACAATCCTTGGCATAACCTCTGGCGCAGGGCCGAGGCGGGAAGCATTGACTGGCACCCTATATTTATCCCCTTCTACCGCAGACCGAAAACCTACTCTCTCCCCATTTCTAAAGGTGAGGTGTTCGTTCTGTCCAGCGAAGAAGAAGAGATGCGAAAGCAGATTATCCTCAAAGACAATTACCAGATCACCGACGAAACCTTCAATTGGATGCGGAAGACCAAAGAGGAATTCATCGCCACCGATGGCGATGACAAAATGTTTTCGCAAGAATTTCCAAGCACCGCAGAGGAGTCGTTCCAGAGTTCCGCAATCACGGCTTTTCCGCGTGGAATTATCAATCGCTACACCAAACTGACCATCAACCCGAAGTGGCTTGGGGAAATCAGTTACGATTTCGCCAAAGGCCAACCCGTACTACACATGAGGGACGTATCCCCTAACGAAGAAGTCCTCTATCCCGAACGGGAAAACCGCTTCCATGTATGGGAGAAGCCGATTAGGGGAGAGGTGTACTGCGTCGGCGTGGATGTTTCTCTCGGAAATGATGGAGGGGATTATTCCTGCTGTCAGGTAGTTAAACTAAGTCAGGGACATCAACTGGATGAGGAGGTTGCAGTGTGGCATGGCTACATCGACCCTTCCGGTTTAGCAGAGATTGTCTTTGCGATTTGCTGGCTCTACAACGAAGCGATGGCGGCGGTAGAAGTCAACTCGATGGGCATGGTCACCAACACGGATTTGATCCGTAAGTTGGAGTACGAAAACATCTATCGCTTTAAGCGCATGGATCGTGTGAAGCACTTCATGACCGACATCATCGGTTGGTGGACGGATTACAAGTCCAAACGTGCTCTGATGGCGAAGATGTCTAAGGCTCTAATCGACAATCAGATCGTCATCCGCGACCGCTTTACGATGGACGAGTTTAACGACTTCACCGAGGACGGAGCCGAGGGGGAAGGCGCTCATGACGATTTTGTCATGAGTATTATGATCGCCTACTACTGCGGACACGAGGGCGAGGAAAGCCAGCGACAACAAGCCAAGAACAAACAGGCTCCGCCGAACTCCAATCTGTTCAAGGTAAAGGACCGTTGGGGCACGATCATCGCGCAGACTACTTCCATGAACGAAGCGCAACGAACGGCCAAGGCCCATCCCGGCTCTACGATTGAAAGAACGGCAGGGGCTACAGGGTTCATTCAGTTGGGCGACAAGCGGTTCAAAGTTCCCATAGATAACCAGAACAGTGACGTAGCGGTTTACGAAAAGAACCGCACAGCCGCGAAGATGATGGACGAAGGCTTTGAGGCGGAGAAGTTGACGCCGGATGCGATTGCGGAGTTTGAAAGCGAGCAAGAGGAGTTGGAGAATGATCCGGATTACTGGAAGTTCTGTTAAAATGAGGTGTCGAGTGTTTCCGCACTCGGCTCACGCCCTACCGAACTGGAGATTCGATATGACACCTCACGAAAAGATTAGCACATATATATGCGGCGACCCTCTCTGCGAAATTCCATTTGGCTTTTGTCATTGCGGATGTGGTGAACTTGCTCCGATTCAAAAAGAAACCTGCATTAAGAGAAACCTGTTCAAAGGTCTTCCAGCACGGTTTATCAAGAACCACCAGAAATCAGATCGTCCGATTAATATTGACGTGGAGATTGAGCGAGGTGGAGTCCCTTGTCGGCTTATCGCTCTAACCAAAGGTCTATACACAATCGTATGGGCATCGGATTATTTGTGGCTTTCGCAATGGAGGTGGTGTGCATATTGGTCTGATGATGTTCATGGCTACTACGCAAAAAGAGCCGAAGAGTCTGACGGTAAACATCGAACGATTTTGATGCACAGAGAAATACTCGGACTGCAAAAAGGCGACAAAACTCGGGGAGATCACATAAACGGGGACACCCTACTGAACACTAGATCGAATCTTAGAACGGCAGATAAATTCCAGAACGCCATGAATGCAAAATTAGCTAGCGATAACACCTCTGGAATCAAAGGCGTATCCCAAACGGCAGCAAATCAATATGTTGCATACATTTGTGCTTACGGACAACAGAAGCACCTAGGTACATTTGCATCATTGGAGTCTGCCGCATCCGCTCGCAAGAGGGCAGAAGAAGAACTGTTCGGAGAGTACGCAAGGAAGGGTGCATGAACCGTCAACTGAAGCGGAAGTTCAACGAGTACAACCGGAAGTATTTTGGCGGTCGGCTTCCGAAGGATACGGTAGTGGACTGGCACTACGATATGCCTAACGACCATCTTGGAGCCACGCACGTTCACGGATTGATCCCGTGCAATCAGGTTCCCAAGTCTTACGGGGCGTGCGGCGGCAGACACATGATCTTGCTCAACACGGTTTTGTGGAATATGCCATGCGTGGCCGAGATGACGCTACTTCACGAAATGGTTCACCTCATGGCGGTCAACGGAAATAAGAAACTAGCTCAAGGTCACGGACAGGCGTTCAATGCCGAGATGAATGACCTTGCCAATCAAGGGGCGTTTGACGGGAAGTGGTAATCAGTCCAAATTTTGGACTCGGGAGTAGATGGATGGCAAAACTGCTAGTTGGTGGAACCTTATGCTGTCCACTCTGTCAGACGGCCCTTTATTTAACAACGGTGAAGGGTGTCAACGTAGCCGTTCACGGTGATTCTGAGTACCTGAAATGCGACAACAAAGGCAAGCGTTACGAAGTACCAAGCATCGAGTGCAAGGAAATTGTTTCATCGGAGGATAAGAATGCCGGAGAGTACCTCAAAGACGCCACCGCCCTCTAACCTCCAATGGGATGAGGTGAACCGTATCACCTTGGAACACTTCAAGAAGTTCATCCAAAAAGGAGGCCTAGATCACATATTCCCGCCACGAAAGGAAACGCAATGCCCGAAATAGTTCCCACTGGTTGGTCATGCCCAACTTGCAAACGCACAACGGGAGACACCAAGGAAGTCCTATCCATTCGAGGAAAACTGACGTGCTCTCACAATCCAGCACACATATGGGATGACCATCTTTCCTTCATCGAGTGCAATCCAACTCAGGATTTCAAACATGAGCAACCCCGTCCGCAGGAGCAGCCGGGACACGTTCCCATCACCGTCAAGGTTCCTCTCTCAGTCAGGAACTCTCTCACTGCCAAGTACGGCGACAAGGCTGACGGTATCGTGGCCGGAATCCTTTTGATGATGGCCGAAGGTGAGTGTCTGGTTGTGCGGGAAACCGACCTTCAGAGACTCTCAACCGTCCTGCCGGAGAAGCCCAAGGATTCTTCGCACCTCTTCGGTATGGTGATGGCGAAGAACTTCGAACTGGAAGAGGCCAAACAAGCGGCAGAGATGGCCGCGAAAGAGGTCAAAGCATACGAGGGGATGAGTACCGGGATGGTGATGGTGAACTTAGGAGATCAGTATGCTGCGGCGCAACATCGCGCACAGGCTGACGGGATGCCAGTGAAAATCGCGGTGGAAAAATGGCTGCGGAACGGGCTGGAAAATTCGTGGTTCTGAAAGGAAGGTGATGCCCAATGACGGAGATAGCTCCG